AGGTTATCTTTTCAATAATTTTTTCTCGTAAGTTTCTTAAATAGGAGCAGTAATGCCTTGACATTGTAAAGCCATTACTCAAAGCAAATACTAATAAAAACAAATAAAAATTATCCATTATTCTCCTTTCTTTCCTTCTTTTTCGTTTAAAACATCTAATAGATGTCTAGTTAATCCTAATAAACTAGAACCCTCTCCTCTTAATCCAGACCAAAATTCTCTATAATCATCTGGGTCTTTTTCTCTAGGAAAATTATCGGCTTCCATTAATAACTTAGAAAAGTCATCTAGTATTTTTTTTACACTTTTTTCATCGTATAATTGCATTACATCTTCTCCCCGGGTTTAAATCCTCTAAATCTTAAAAATCTAGGAAATCTTAAACTCCATTCATTTTCGGTCTCTTGATTTTGTGTAATTGCATCTGCTCTTACTTCTACTATTTGACCAATTAATTTTTCTTTTGCTTTCCAAAATTCTTCTCTATTTTCATCATTTAATCCAGAGCCTACATTAGTTTTAATAAACTTGCCATCATCTTTACCTTCAACAATAAGTGCTCCAAGTTTACCTACATTTTTACCTGTACCTTCTTCAGTACCAATTACTTTTAATGATACTTCAATAAATGGTTTTAATTTTAACCAAGACGTCGTTCTTTTACACTCATATGGTGCCTCTAGGTCTTTTATCATGATACCTTCATATCCCCCGTCTACTGCCCTCTTATTAATCGTTGTGTACGTCTTTTGCCCTTCTTCTGTGTCCAAGTCAACAATTTCATGATCTAATACTTCTATAGTTGTTAGACTTGCCTTGTGTTGTTCGTACCACGCCTTAACCATTTCTGTTCTATCCTTTTGGCTTTTTTTCCAAATACCTTTTTTAAAATCTGCTAATGGAATAAAATCAAATAAATGCAGTTTGGCATCTTTGGCAGTTGTAGAACTTTTTCTATGAATTTGTTTCATTAAATCTTGAAAGTTATCACTCATAACTTCGCCATCTAAAATTAATGGATAAGGTGGAGGAGAGTTTTTAACTACTTCACTTATTTCTTTTGCAATATGTCCAAAGTTGATTAGTTCTTTTCCATTTCTACTAAACATATCAACTTTACCATCTGGGTATACAATTGATACAACTCTAGCACCATCTAACTTAACTTCTAACATTTTCTTACCAGTAAGTTTCTTATCGTGTTTTGCAGAGTCTTGTGCTAGTTGGCAAGTGAATACTGGAATCATATATTGTTTAAATTTGTTTTTCTTTGCAACATTGTTTACAGTTTTTTCTGTAACACCACATCTTAAATCTTTAATTAAAATTCTTCTATAAAAACCATTCCATTGTTCTGCCGTTGCTGAACTCATTACAAGTTTAATTGCATCACGAGCCGCGTGTCCTGTAAGTTCTCTATTATAAAGTTGTTCAGCTAATTTTTTAAACACTTTCCATTCACAGCCTTGAGCTGATATAACGTCATCTTTAGTTGGTACTTGTTTAACTCCAAATGTGTATAGTTTGTCTAAACACATTTTTAGACCTTCAAAGAATTCATCTAATCCTTCTTTCATTGCATCTAAAACTATTGCTTCTTTTTTAAGTCTAGAATTATCTGCTTCTAGTTTTGCTATTACTTCTTGTGGTTGTGTTCTCATATTACCTCGGTTTTAAAATTGTATTTTCAGCCATCGCTTGCCAATTATCTGGAAAACTTTTAGCCAAGTCTGCTACTTTAAGTACAGTTCTTAGACTTACTTCTCTTAGTCTTCTTTTATGACCTTCTATCCATTGGATTATTTCTTGTTTAACCTCTTCTGGTAGAGCATATTCATTTAACATACCGTCTCCTACGATTTGTTTAATTCTTAAGATTTTTTCTCTCATAGTATCAATTGTTAAATCTATGTAGTGACATCTAGATTCTAATGCATTTAAATGGTCTCTTAATTTTTTAGACTTTACATTATCAAATTTAATATTAGTAATGAATATAGCAGAACCTTTAAATTCAAAATGATCTGGTACATTCTCCCTACGTAGTGTATGTGAATCTGTATTCCAACATATTCTTCTAGTTCGTTTAGAATCTAACGCCGCTTTTAATAAGTTTAATGATAAGTCATCTAATAAAACACTATCACAATCATCAAATACAATTACATTATCTTTATCTTGAAAATTGTATAATTTGACATATAGTCCAATAGCACTCATGGCGCCTTTAACAACTTCATATTTCTTTTTAGAATCTCCTAATGTAGATATAACTCCATATCTTTCTAAAACTTTTTCAACACCAAATGATTTACCAACACCTGGAGGTCCAGATACTATCATTGCTCTGATGTCTCCTTTTTTGGTTGCTTTAGTCATTGAATCTAAAATTTCAAAACGTTTACGCATTCTTTCAACAACTTCTTCATCAGTTTCTTCTTTACTAGTTTCTGGTGGTTTGTCTCTTAATTGATTTTCGTTATCTAGACTAATTCTTATGTTGTCTTTTGTTGCACCAGGATATTGTGTGAGATCGTCTATTTTTACTGTGATGAATCCACCTTCTTTATGTGGATATGGTTGGTAAGGTTTAACTAATTTAAAAGTTGTATTTTCAACTTTTCTATTTCTGTAACTTCCTTCTAAAACGTATATTTGCCTTTTCATTTTATTATTATTGCCCTCTCTGTTGCCTTTATTATAATAATACTACCAAATAGTCGGAAAGTCAATAGCCAAAGAAGTCAAGTAATTAGCGGGCCATTCGTCATAAAAATAGGGCCAAAATGAATTCAGCCCTATTAATATCAGAACTAACAGAGTTCTATTTGATTAAGCCTTGTGCTAATGCCTTGTAACCTGCACCTATTACTCTTTTAGATGCTTTACCAGTTCTATAAACTTTTGATTTAGAACCTTTAGGGCCTTTATTTAGAAATACTGGAGTTCCTGCAAATCTTAGTGCTTGTATAACTGCACCTGGATTTCCTGCACCATATCTATTTGATATTGTTGCAGTTGAAAGAGCTTTTCCATTTTCTAAAGCACATTTTACTTTTTCTTGTATTGTACTTGTCATTGAGATATCTCCTTAATAATTAATAATTTTCAATGTTATTACTATAATAAAGGAAATAGGTTGTAATGTCAAGTATGCTTGACTACCAAATTTGATTAAGAGAAGAATTTGGATAACTATCAAAAATTTTCATATCGCGATTTAAAACAGTAGCAACTAAATGTATTCTATCTTCTTCTCCACCATTAAAAAAATTGTGATATTTTGTAGTGTCAGTGATCCATACAGATCCATCTGCCGGCATATGATGAACTACATCACCAATACACATACGAGCACCAAAATTTGTTATGATGGGAATATGAAGCCTTGATTCTGGATCCCTATGCCAACTTAATGTTGTACGTGGCATTTTCCAAAGTAATCTAATTCTACCCAATTTATATTTGGTTGTTAATTTATCATATACTTCTTTAAAATAAGTATCTTCAAATAGCTTAACAAATTCTGAATATTGTGATTCATTAATGGGTGCTTCTCTTTCAACTTCTTTATATGTACTATCTGGTTTAGTCCAAAACAATCCTCTAACATTACCACCTGTAATTGAATTCGGATCACCAGGAATTTGTGTTAAGCAAATAGCATTAATATCTCTTTCACCTAATGGCGCTTGTCTTTCTACTCGTGAATCTACTTCTTTAACTGCATCTTGCAGTTTTTTAATATCAAAACAAATGTCTTGATCTCTATAAAATCCTTTTGTCATAAAATCCTTTTGTATTGTATTTACTCTGGTTGATTATTTGTAAGTTCAAAATTGATACCTTGGGCCAAGTTTAATTCTCTACCATAATTAATTGTTACAGTAGTTCTTCTCATATATTGTTTCCAAGCATCAGAACCTGATTCTCTTCCTCCACCTGTATCTTTTTCTCCACCAAATGCTCCACCTATTTCGGCACCAGATGGACCAATATTAACATTAACTATTCCACAGTCTGAACCTACTGCTGAAATAAATTGTTCTGCTTCATTTAATTTTTCTGTGAATATACATGAACTTAATCCTTGTGGCACACTATTTTGCATTTCAATTGCTTCGGGTAATTTGTCATATTGAAATGTGTAAACTATAGGAGCAAATGTTTCTGCCATAGCTAAATCTTCATCATGAACATTATTTTTAGGTTCTATTAAGCACGGTAAAACATAATTCTCTCTATGTTCTTCGTGTTTAGGAGACTCTGTACAATGAGCTAGTTCACCGCCCCATACATCATAACCTTTCATTCTAGCTCGTTCTATTACTTTTTGCATTTTATCAACTGCTTCTTTAGAAATCATAGGTCCTAAAATATTATTTTTGTCTAAAGGATCTCCCATTGCAAGGCCACTCCATTGACTTTTAATTATACCTATCATAGACGAATATACATTTTTTTGGATATAAAGTCTTCTTAATGACGTACATCTTTGTCCTGTAGTTCCTATAACACTAAAAGAAATAGCTTTTGCGGCAAGATTTAAATCTGCGAATTGAGTTACTATTGCGGCATTGTTGCCTCCTAGTTCATACAATCCTTTACCCATTCTTGCGGCAACTTTTGGTGCTAATGATTTGCCCATTTCACAAGAACCAGTTGCACTTAATAATTTAATTTTTTTATCTTCTGCTAACCATACTGCAGGGTCATTGCCTCCTTCTAAGATTAACAATAAGTCTTTTGGATCTATTCCTAAACTATCAACATATTTGCTTTTATAATCATTAACTGCGTCATCAAATATTTCTTTACATCTATATGAGATTTTTATTGTTTTAGGAGATGGTTTCCATACAACACTATCGCCACATACTATTGCTAAACAAAAATTCCAAGCCCAAGGAGCCACTGGAAAATTAAAGGCAGTAATACAACCAACTACACCTAACGGATGCCACATTTCTTGTAGTCTATGATTAACTCTTTCTGAAGACATTGTTAATCCATATAATTGTCTTGATAAACCTACAGCAAAATCACACATATCAATAGCTTCTTGTACTTCACCTATTCCTTCAGTTATTGGTTTTTTACTTTCCATAGTAACACCTTTACCTAATTCGTTTAAATGTTCTCTTAATTTAAGACCAAATATTCTAATTAATTCTCCACGTTTAGGTGCTGGAACTTTTTTCCAACCTTTTTGGACCGTAGTAGATTTATCAATTAATAAATCGTATTCATTTTTTTGTATTTCTTCCATTGTATTTTCTCCTTAAAATAATTTACCTAACAATTTAAGTCCATATAATATACCTATAACAGAAAGAGCACCTGTTATACCTTGGTCTATAAATGCAAGTATTGAACCAACAATTAATAATGCATAGAACACATAAGTTTTCCAGTTCCAAACATAATAGAACCAACCGTGTTCTTTTTTTGTAGGACCAAAATCTAATTTAGGTTCTTTTGCCATTATATATTTCTCCGTATAAATTAGTTATAAAATCTTGATATGGTATATCTTCTTGTTTGATATATCCTGTTCCTGTTAGTTTTCCTTCAGCATATGCTAATGCAACAGAACATACACCAGAAGCAGTTGCTCTTTGAATTGCACTATAATCTGCATCACCATATATTTTATTTGAATATGTAACTTCTTGCAATTTGCCATCTTTTTTACCAATTACAGATACAAGCATTACCACAACATCTGCAGTTGTATAAGGAACTTCTTGGTCAAATAATTCTATAAATTTTTGTTTGTTATGTTTTAAATTTAAATCTTCTAATAAGAATTTCATTTTATCACAGTGTCCTGGATACCTAATAGTTTTATATGATAATGTTCTAACTTTTCCTTTATATGTTTCACACATAGAAGCACTACCTCCTGATGTATTAAATGCTTCATATCTATTTCCATCTATATAAATTGATTCCATACCATCTAGTGGGTGTGCTTTAATATGATCGTAATGGGAAATGACATCACAATAATTTATATATTCATTAAGTAAACCATCAGTTGACCAAGTAAGATAATAAGACATTGCATTGGTAGGATATTTAGGTAATGCTCCAACTCTCATTTTAACTTTATGTGGTTCTTCAAATTGACTGATTAAATTTGCGGCAACAATATTAACTGCCCCAGGCGCCAATCCACATTGTGGCATCATAAATGTTTTTGTATCTAAATTTTTAATATACTCTGAAACTTCTGTATCTTCAGTTAAATCAAAATATGCTACACCTAATTCAGCACAAGATTTTGCAATATTAATATTAACGTCATGAGTAGTTGATGTAATTATTATATCTTTGCCACCTATAAATCTTTTACACTCATTCATATCAGACGCATCTATTTCTACAATAGATTCATCTTTATCCCATGGATTTATATCTGCTAAATGAACTTTAAATATTTCTGGTTTTTTATTTAAAAAGGCGGCAATTGTTCGACCAATTTTACCAACGCCAATTATTCCAACGTTTTTCATTATATTAAGTAGTTATAAATTTTTTAGGACCTGTTGATATAAATTCGAGACCGGAACCCTTACCAATATAAACATTTTTTTCTGGATTCCAGGACATATTTAATTTTACTGCTCTTTGGATTGAAACACTTAAAAACTGTTCTTCTTTAAAACTAAGAACTTCGGCTTCCATTTTTTTACCGTTGTCGGTACATTCAATTAATGCTATATCATCAAAATGTGTTGTCATCGTCGTCGTTCCTTGTATCGTCTTGCCAATCTCTTTTTCTTTTTTGTTCTTTCCAATATTCTCTAGCTGACATTTTAGTTTTATACCAAATATAAAACATAAAGTCTGCCCAAAGATAATTTAGAACATATCCTAAAACTGAAAACCTTATACCCAGAATTACGCCTGGCAAAAACCATAAAGCAAATATCATTAAGAAAATATAATTCTTAAAAAATTCATAAGGTACCGCAAATGTACTCCACGTTAACTCTCTTGCTTTCATTTGCCTCCTAAAGGAAATTAGCTCTTAATTTTTCTGCCTTCTTAATGTTAATTTTTCTGCGTTTTGCTCTTTCTCGTCTTTTAAAACTAGGTTTTTGATAGT